AAGCCAAACGGGTGATGAACGGCAAATATGCCGACCTCTATATCGACGGCGACCTCATGGCCGAAGCCACGGCTTTCAAGGCCGAGGTCACGCTGACCAAGGAAGAAGTGAAGATGCTCCGCCATGTCGGCAAGGGCTACAAGGTCACGGGCTATGACTGCAAAGGGCAGCTGAAGCTCCATAAAGTCTCGAGCTACATGATCAAGAAGATGAACGACAACATCAAGGCGGGCAAGCAGACCGTCGTGACCATCGTCTCCGTCCTGGATGACAAGGACGCCATTGGCAGCGAACGCATCGTCATCAAGGATGCGACCTTTGACAGCCTGATCCTGGCGGACTGGGAAGTCGATAAGATGGGCGAGGAAAGCTACAGCTTCACTTTCTCAGACTGGGATCTCTTGGATTTAGCATAAGGAGAACAAGCACATGAATATGGTAGACCGACTGCTGAAAGCAGATATAGTGAACAAGCTGGCCGAACGGCCTGAAAAGAAAGTGAAGATGGAACGGCTCTCGAAGCTGTTCGGATTCGATTTTATCATCACGCTCCGGGCCATCGACCCGGAACGCTACGCCGATATCCAGAAGATGGCCGTGGACTTCACCAACGGCAGCGCCGACAATATCGACATTTATCAGATGCAGACCCAGACGCTCCTGGCGGGGATTGCCGATCCGGACCTCAAGAACAAGGATCTGCTGGAAAAATTCGGGGCCGTACTTCCTGGTGACATCATCCGCAAGCTCTTCCTGGCAGGCGAGATTGCCGACCTTACGGCACAGATTACAGAACTTAACGGCTATACAACCCAGGAAAAGGCGGACAAAGCCGTAAAAAACTGATTCGGACCGATGGCGAGGTGCAGGCGATGTATCTATTGTTCCGGGAGCATCACCTGCTGCCGTCAGCGGTCATGAAACTGGGATACGGCGAACGGCAGGTGCTGTACGCCTTTGTGCGGTATGAGATAGAAGAACAAAAGAAAACAGCAGACGATTGATTCCGTCTGCTGTTTACTTTCGCATATAAATTTCTCGCCGATGAGCGACTTCAAAAATAAAGATAATCAGCTTATCATCATGGATTTCAGCAAAGAGCCGATAATCTCCAACTCGGTAGCGCCATATTCCTTTGAGATTTCCGGTAAGAGCTTTACCGTGCATTCTTGGGTCTGTTGTATCAACAAGATTCTTAAGAACCCAGTTTTTAATGACACGGGCTGTAGATTTATCCAGTTTTTTCAGTTCTTTTACCGCATGCTCGGAAAATTTCACCTGGTACATCAAATGCCGAGCTCCTTCCAGACTTCGGTATGATCATACATTTTCTCTTTCTTCAGAAGCTCTCGTGCACGAAGAATGCGGGATTCATCCAGTCTCATATCATCCTCAATTTTATCAAGAACAAGATTGCGGATGAATGAAGAAAGATTGAGGTTATTCGCGGATACATAGCTCTGAATAAGTTTGTTTTCATCGTCGCTGACCCTGAGAGAAATAGTGCCCATAAGTATCCCTCCTAGCTAAGTAATACATGTATTACATCCTCTAAACTAAGTATATCAGATAAAAGGAAAAAAGCAACTGTTTATTTTTCTGTTTCTGTCATTATTATCTGCCTCATTTTAACATAAAATGAGGCAGATAATAAGAAGGTGAGGCAGATGGTGGAAAGTGAGGTGAAACAGCATGGCCAATAACGTCATCGATGCCGCCATCCGGCTGCGGGATTTGTTCACACCGACGGTGCGGAGTGTCAATGCCAGCCTGGGGACCATGAAGACCCAGATGGCGGCGGCGAAACAATCGGTCAGTGGTCTGTCGGACAAGCTGACGGAGCATGAACGCATCCAAAAACGGACAGCAAAGAGCATCGAGCAGACGGGAAGCAGGATTTCCGGCCTGTCAGATAAGATGGCCCTGCTGTCGGCACCCATCCTGGCGGCTGCGACGGCAGGCTTCAAGCTGCACAGCGACTTTGCGGGCGGCATCGCCAAAATTTCAACCCTGGTGGATACGACAGTCGTTTCCATGCAGAAGGTCAGTGATGAAATCCGTGCTGTCAGCGATGAAACCGGGGCAGGCGTCGCCGACCTTTCGGAATCGGTCTACCAGGCCATCTCGGCGGGTGTCGATGTCGGCCATGCTGTAGGTTTCGTCCGGGATATGACCATTGTCGCCAAGGCCGGGTTCACGGATACGACGACTGCCGTAAACGGCGTCACGACCGTCCTCAATGCCTATGGGAAATCGGCAGAAGAAGCCACGGCGGTGACGGACCAGATGCTCCTGGCACAGAACTTTGGCAAGACATCCTTTGGCGAGATGGCTCAGTCCATGGGCAACGTCATCCCCATTGCGGCACAGCTCAATGTCAGTACCCAGGAACTGTTTGGTTCCATTGCCGTCCTGACCAAGAACGGCATCCGGACCAGCGAGGCCATTACCGGACTCAAGGCGGCTTACAGCAACATCCTGAAGCCGTCTGCTGAAGCGGCGAAGCTGGCTCAGTCCCTGGGTCTTGAGTTCAATGCGGCTCATCTGCAGAGCGTGGGCTGGGTGAAGTTCCTGGGCGAAGTGAAGCGGGCCACGGGCGGTGATGCCCAGCAGATGGCCCAGCTCTTTGGCTCCGTCGAGGGATTGAACAGCATCCTGGTCCTGACGGGCAAGGGAGCCGGGGATTTCGACAAGGTCATGAATCAGATGGCGAAATCTGCCGGCATGACCCGGGAAGCCTATGAGAAGATGCTGACCCCGTCGGAGCAGATGCAGATTGCCATGAACCAGCTGAAGAATGCCGGGATGGATTTAGCGGTGTCGTTTACGCCGTACTTCAAGGCCATGTCGATGCGCGTCAAGGAACTGGCGGCCTGGTTCCGGTCGCTGACGCCAGAGCAGAAGACGCTGATCGGCCAGATAGCTTTTGGCATCGTGACTTTCCAGCTCTTCGGTTCCACTCTGGGACGGGTGCTGACGATAGGCGGACGGGCCTTCGGGACGTTCAGCTCCATCGCCGCAGGCATCAGCAAGGCCGGGAGCGTATCGAAGTATCTGGCTGCCCAGTTCAAGGGCCTCATCACGGTGGCAAGAGGCATCGCCATCGTTGCCAAAGGCATGGGCAGTACGTTCCTGACAGTGGGCAGGCTGATGATTACGATCATCCGGGCAGTCGGCGCAGCAGCGATGGCCAATCCCATCCTGATTGTCATCGCGGCCATCATCGCAGGGCTGTATCTCCTCTGGAGAAACTGGGATACGGTTTCGCGGTATATCGAACAAGCCATCCAGGCGGTGTCGGACGCCGTCGGTGCGGGGATGAACTGGATCAGTTCTGCCTGGGACAATGCCATGGATGCCATCAGCCAGACTGCTTCAAATATCTGGGAAGGCATCAAGGATACTTTCCGTAGCGGCGTGAACTGGGTCATCGACCAGGTGAACGGACTCATTGCCAGCGTCAATAGTCTGTCCATCGACATTCCGTCCCTTACGGGCGGGGCGCCGACCCATGTGGGATTTGATATCCCAAGCATCAGCCACTTTGAAAGCGGCGTCGAGAACTTTCGTGGCGGCTTTGCCGTCATCAATGAAGATCGCCGGGGCGAACTGGTACACCTGCCCAACGGCAGTACGGTCGTACCCCATGATGAAAGTCTCCGCCAGGCCATGAACGCAGGCAGCGGCGGTATCACCATCCGCATTGATACCATGAATGTCCGCAGCGAGCAGGACATTGACGCCGTCGCTGAAAGGCTCGTCGAAAAAATCCGGCTGTACGGCATGAACCGCATGAAAGGAGCGACCATCTGATGAGTTCTTTCTTAGCATCCCTGTTGAATGCCATCGGCCAGGCTGCGTCTTCCCTCACGATTTCACTCTCTTCTGAATCGGCAGCGGTGGTCTTTCCCGTCCTGCCTTCGGAGCTGATGGTATCCGTCAATACGAATCATGGTACGGTGAACATCAATAACTTCGGCGACTACCTTATGATGGGAAAGACGGGACTCAAGACACTGACCCTTTCCGGATTTTTCCCAGCACAGGATTATCCCTTTGCCATGATGGGCCTTGCGCCTTATACGTACATTGCCCAACTGGAAACGATGCGTACCGGCGACAGCGTCTGTCAGCTGACTGTGTCAGATACGCCACTTTCCATGCCCTGCCTGATTTCGTCCTTCAAGTTTGGTGAAAAGGACGGCAGCGGCGATGTCTATTACGAGCTGGGGCTGACAGAGTACCGTTATGTCACGGCACCGGAGACAGGGAAGACCGAGGCTGCTACAGGATTAAAGAAGCGGCCGGAATCGTTCTGGTCGAAGATGAAGAAGAACATCACCTATTATCCCGGGGACAGCATCGGAAACGTCATCGGCCGGGCCGTGGGAAAATCGGTGACGCTCAACAATGAGCAGTTCTCGAAGTTCCAGATCTATCGCAGCATCGTCCGTAACGGCGGTCTTTCGCCCGGGGATATCATCCGCCTGACGACGATGAACCTCAAAAGGAATGATGAAAATGTTCCAGTTACAAAGAATCAATAAGCAAACCAATACCGATGCTGTCCAGAAAGAAGGAGAGAAAAAGCCGGAAAATGCGGATCTTACGGGCTGGCTGATTTGTGCAACCTGGTCCGGGGACGTCGAGCAGGCCGGACGCAGGCTGGAATTCGACCTGGCCTATACGACGCGGGACAAAGCCTGGCAGAATCCGGAACTGGAACTGGGGGACGAGGTGCTGTTTATCCACATTGACGATAAGACGCAGCAGACTTTCCACCTGTTCCAGGGACGCGTTTTTGGCCGCAGCCGGGAGAGCGGCTCTTCCGTGATGCATTTTACAGCCTTCGACAATATCGTCTATCTTGCCAAGTCTCGCATTACTAAGAAGTATACGAACGTCACAGTGGCCGATGCCATCCGCCAGACCATCAATGACT